TATTTTTTAAATAGGCAGCAACATCCATCATATTATTTTCATTAAATAAAATTTTTTCTTTTTTATTATTATTCCTAATATTTAACTCACCAAGTCCTAAATTATCATTTTTTTTATGATAATTCATATTATATTCATTTATATCTTTAACTCCATTAATATTTGAAAAATTCATAGATTGTTCATTATAAGAAGAATATGATTGCATATATAAATTAATATTAAAATAATTTATAAAATATATAATGAATATTAAATTTCTTGAAATAAAAAATTTACCAAAAATAAATTTATCTAGTAAGAAATCGCCGAAAAAATCGCCGAAAAAATCGCCAAAAAAATTTGAAAAAATAACTTTAACTAAAAAAGTTAAACAATAATAAATATATATAATATAAAATGACCTTGAAAAAGAGATTATCAAGGAAAAACAAAACATTAAAAAATAAAATTGATAATAATTTGTATTATAGTGATTTTAAAACAAATTATTTACAAACAAGAAAAATGTCGAATACAAAAATTATTGAAATGCTTGAATCTATGCAGAATCTAATGAGTAGTGAGAAGAATCCAAGAGCAAGAGTTTATTCTAAAGCAAAAGAAACGATTATGATGCATAATAAAACAATTAAAAACACTACTGATTTAAAAAGTATTATAGGAAAACCAGGTATTTCAAAAGATAGCAGTATTACAAAAACAATCGTTGAATTCTTAAAAACAGGAAAAGTTGAATTACTTGAAAAAGCTAAAAATGATCCAAAACAATTATTTATGAAAATTTATGGTGTTGGACCAAAAATGGCTGCCAAATTAGCAAAAGAACACAATCTTACCAGCATTGATGAACTCAGAGAAAAACAAGATGAATTATTGAACGATGTTCAAAAGAAAGGATTAAAATATTACGAAGATATCTTAGAAAGAATTCCACGAAAAGAAATTGATAAGTATGATAAAGTATTGCAAAAATATTTTAAGGATGTTAAAAAAGCAATGAAAAACAAGTATGCTACTATGGAAATAGTAGGAAGTTGGCGTCGTGGTGCAAAAACATCAGGTGATATTGATATTATTATTTGCGATCCATCAAACGACAACGCTGTTTTTAAAAATTATATTGATAAATTAATTGAGAAAAACATTATGATTGAAGTATTATCTCGTGGAAAAGTTAAAACATTGGGAATTTCAAGAATTACGAAAAAACATTTATTTCGCAGAATTGATTTTATGTTTACACCAAAAACAGAATTCGCTTTTGCAATATTATATTTCACAGGAAGTAAAATTTTCAATACTCTTATGAGAGCAAGGGCAGTAGAAATGGGATATACTATGAATGAACATGGTATTTATCATTTTGAAAACAAAAAAAAGGGTAAACGTATCAATAAAGAATTTCTTACTGAAAAATCCATTTTTGAATTTCTCGGTATTGAATGGCGCGAACCTACAGAAAGAATTGATGGCAATTCATTTAAACTTATAGAAGAAAATACAAAAATCAAACCTAAAAATTCAACGGATGAATCAACTGATAAATCAATAAAAAAATCAACTGAAAAAACCGCACTAAAAAAAAAGCACCAAGATAAAAACCAGATAAAGAAGAATATTTTGAAATTTAAATCACAAGGAGAAACATTTTTAAAAACATTAAAAGAAAAAAATATTGAAGAAATGATTAAGTTATTGGATGATTTTTATTATGGAAAAAACAAACCCTTAGTAAGTGATGAAGAATATGATGTTTTGCGAGAATGGGCTGAAGAAACTTTTCCAGAAAATGAAGTTATTAAGCAGGGACATGAGGGTATAGTAGTAGATAAAAAGAAGGTAAAATTGCCGTATTTCTTAGGATCGATGGATAAAATAAAACCTGATACAAATGTTTTGAAGAATTGGATTAATAAATTTAAAGGACCGTATGTTATTTCTGCAAAGTTAGATGGAATGAGTGCACTATATTGCAATGATAATGGTGAATCAAAATTATATACACGTGGTAAAGGAAATGAAGGTTTTGATATTTCTCATCTTATTCCATTTGTAAAATTACCAAACACAAAAGATATAGTTGTTCGTGGTGAATTAATTATAAAAAAAGAAAATTTTAAAAAATATCAAAAAGAATATTCAAATGAAAGAAGTTTTGCGGCTGGAATGGTAAATGGAAAAAATTTGGAAAAATCAAAATTGCAAGATTTAGATTTTGTTGCTTATGAGGTTATTAAACCCGATTTAAAACCAAGTTTACAATATAAATTGTTAAAAAATAAAAAATTTATAACTGTAATAAATAAACCATTAAAAACAATTGACCAAAATGTTTTGTCGGATTATTTAGTTAAGTGGCGAGAATCTTATGATTATATTATTGATGGTGTTATTTGTATTGATAATAAAAAATATAAAAGAAAAACAAAAGGAAATCCTGACCATGCTTTTGCATTTAAAAAGGTTATGAACGATCAAATAGTTGAATCAAAAGTGATTGATGTTTTATGGTCAAAAACAAAATATGGTTATGTAAAACCAAAGATAAAAATGCAACCTGTTATTATAGGTGGTGTAAAAATTACATATGCTACTGCACATAATGCCAAGTATATTGTAGATAATAAAATTGGTATAGGTAGTGTTATTCAAGTAGTGAGAAGTGGAGATGTAATTCCAAAGGTTTTGAAAGTTGTTAAATCATCAAAAGAGCCTAAAATGCCTGATATGGCTGTAAAATGGAATAAAACCAAAGTGGATTTAATTTTGGAAGATGCTGCGAATGATCTTACTGTTAGAGATAAAACGACATTGGCCTTTTTCAAAACAATAAATGTTGATGGATTAAAGGAAGGAAATATAAAGAAGATAATTGCTGGAGGATATGATACAATCGGAAAAATTCTTAATATTACTATTGAGAATTTACTGGAAATTCCAGGATTTAAAGAAAAAATGGCTAAAAAGATTTATGAAAGCATTGAATTAAAAGTAAAAGAGGCGCAGTTGCCTTTACTAATGGATGCATCAAATATGTTTGGACATGGAATGGGAGAAAATAGGATGAAATTAATTATGGAAGCACATCCTGATATATTGGAAAGTAAATTATCAAGTGCAGAAAAACGTGATTTAGTAATGGATGTTGATGGATTTGCCGAAAAAACAGCAATGAAATTTGTTAAAAATATTCCTAAGTTTAAGAAATTTATGAAAGAAAATAAATTAGATATTACGTATGTTCCTGCAAAAAAAACATTCGATAAATCACATCCTTTATATGAAAAACGAATTTTAATGAGTGGTTTTAGAGATGAAGATTTAAAGAATAAAATAAGAAAATTTGGCGCGCAAATAGCAAATAGTGTAAGTAATCATTTAGATATATTAATTATTAAAGATGAAAATACAACTGGAAGTAAAAAAGATAAAGCAGAGAAAATAGGAACTATTCAAATTATAACAAAAGAGGATTTTATTAAAAAATATTAAATAAATAAGGAAAACAATGTTTTAATTCTTCTTCTATATTACCAACATTACCTAATAAAAATTCTTTTAAAAAAGTGCTATGAGAAACAATACAAATATTTTTTTCTTCTCGATTTTTTAAAAAATATTTAAATTTATCCGATCTTTTTTTTAATTCATCTAATGTTTCGTCATCTTTCCAGTATGTAGAATCTTCTGGAATTAATGAAAAATCAATTTTAGGATACAATTTTTCCAATTCACTTTTCTTTTTTCTTTTATTGCAATATTCAATTCCTTGTGGATATTCCAAAATATCATCTATCGCTATCATTTTAACATTTGCATCTTTAAAAATATTATTCGCTGTCTGAATTGTTCTTGTTAAAGGTGAAACAAATACTATATCTATATTAGATTTTTCATTCCAAGATAATCCAAGATTAATCGATTCGTCTTGACCTTTATTTACCAAATGTGTATCTGTATATTTCGGGGAATTATACGCTTCAACACCAATTTTATCATACAAAACATTATGTAAAGCTGTTCCATGTCGAATGCACCAAATATATTGTTCTTTTTCCATATAAAAAAAATAACAATTATTGTTTATTATTTTTTTTATATAATTGATTTTATTATAAGATTTTTTATAAGATTTTTTATAAGATTTTTTATAAAATTTACATAAAATTTAAAACACTATATTATATTCAATGTGATTTTCAATATCTTTATTTAAATATCTCCATAAATTTATATATATTTTTTCATTTTTTGTTTGTCTTTCTATAGTAGTTCCACCTAATATAGTATTATTTATATCCAATTGTTGGTCTATAGATAATTCATTTCTTTTTTCTTTTAATTCACCCATAATAATTCTTTGTATTTTTCTAATTAAATCAGATAAATCTTCCAATTTAAATATTTTCCAAGAATTATTATAATAATATAAATTCTTTTTTTTATTCCAAGCAATAAATATATTTTCCTCTGTTAAATGTTTTATTATAGTAAAATACGCATTAATATATGAATTATTGATTAAATATTGTAAATTATTTTCTAATTTTTTATCTAAAATTTTTTTAATAAACAAACTATAGTTTTTATACATAATATAATCAATCTCATTTCCTTGCTTATTTAACCAGTCAATTATTGGAATCTTTTTCTTCTTTTTAAAAACTTTGTTTTTTAATCTTTTGTTTTCATCTACCAATATACTAACCATATTTTCTAACTTTTGAACTCTTTTAAATAGAGAGAAATTACTAGGAACCATTTCACAATCTGCCATTTCCATACATATCAAAGAATGTTTATCACACGATTTTTTATTACTGTATTCTTTATTACAATATAGACAATGATATTGATCATTCATTTGAAATTTATGTATTATTATGTATTATAAATAATATTTCAATAATTATATTTCAATTTTTAAATATTGTTAAAAACAATTCTATTATTTGTTACATCAGTCATAATATATTGTTCCATTTCTTTATTTGAATATATTTTTTCCATCTTTTTATTTGATATAATTGTATATTTTTCACTTGTTTCTTCTTTTATTTTTGCGTCACTATTAACATATATATATTTCTCATCTTCGCGACGAAACAGTTTTACATAATATAATTTAGTAATCATGTTGTAAGATGATTGCCATATATATCTGTGTAAATGTTTATGTATTTTTCTATGCGTTTCATTAATCGATTTTTTCCAT